ATGGTGCGGTACTGGATGAGATGGCTGATATGCCAGAGTCGTTGTTCCCTGAGATCATTCGTCCTGCTCTTTCGGACAGAAAGGGTTGGGCCGTATTTATTGGAACGCCCAGGGGCCATAATGCGTTTTTTGAATTGTATGACGCGGCTCAGAAGCAGGATGATTGGTATACGGTTATCTATAAGGCGAGTCAGACACAGATACTCGATGAAGAGGAACTAGATGCTGCTAAGCAGATGATGACCGCTGATCAGTTTGAGCAGGAGTTTGAGTGTTCTTGGGTTGCGAATGTGGCGGGTGCGATTTTTGGAAAAGAGCTACAGGCTCTCCAGGAACAGGGTCGCATCGATGACGTACCCTACAGTCCATCTACCCCAGTAGAAACCTGGTGGGATCTAGGTATAGGGGACTCAACTGCCATCTGGTTTACCCAAACAGTGGGTCGCTCTGTTCATGTGATAGACTTTTATGAAAATAGGAATGAGGGACTCCCTCACTATGCAAAGGTTCTGCAGCAGAAGGGGTACTTCTACGGGGCTCATAACGCACCGCATGATATTGAGGTGAGAGAGCTCGGATCAGGAAAGTCGAGGAGAGAGATCGCGTATGATCTGGGAATCAATTTCAGAGTCGTTCCAAAGCTTCCGCTTGAGGATGGCATCCACGCGGCGCAAATGCTGCTCCCCCGTTGTTGGTTTGATCACACAAACTGCAAAGAAGGCTTGGAGTGCTTGCGCCAGTACCATCGTAAGTATAACGAAAAGTCGAGAAGCTTTAGGACAACGCCTGTCCACGATTGGTCAAGCCATGCGGCAGATGCTTTTAGATACTTGGCAGTCGGTATCAAAGACACTAAGATGCAGTATCAGAAGCCTCCGCAAGCGATTGCGGATTCAAGATACAACCCACTCGGAGTCAGCTTGTAATGTCGAACCTGTTCAAACCAAGCGTTCCAACACCGCCTCCACCTCCGCCACCACCACCCGCACCGCCAATGAAGGCAGTAAAGCCCGCAGAGGTAGAAAGACAACAAAGAAAAATGCGAGATCCAAAAAGGCTCGGTAGACAACGCACTATTGTTACCGGCCCTAGAGGTCTGACGAGCGAGAATGGTGACGAGAAAATCTACTCAAGAACTCTGATAGGCTCGATGAAGGATGACAATAAAGGCGCAAGTAGTTGATTTAGAAGGAAGCAGAGCGAGACTTGAAGATGCAATGGAAGAGATTCAGTATCCATTTAAGTCACTCCACTACAGTATCTTGCACCTTGCGATCGTTTTTGAATGCCTTGATGAGCGCGGAAATATTGCTGGATGGCTTTGGTTTTATAGTACTGAGAATGAAGAGCATGTATGGACAATTCATGCGATTGTGCTTCCTAACTATCGGAAGCGGTTCTTCAGTCGATCTCTTGTCAACACAGTCAGCGGTGTGCTATATGCGCTCGGATGTGAGATAGTACGGGGTGAGAATGAGAATCAGGAGCTGCTGTACCATTTTGGCGCAACTAAAACTGAAAATGGGGTTGATCTTCAGCTTCCGTTTTTTTGGAGTTAGGCATGGGTAGACCTCAGAGAAAGAAAGCTAGACGCGCTTTGCAGAATGTCGAGGTGCTGCCTGCTGACCCAACGCCACCACCACAACAAACCCCACAAGAGCAGCAGGAAACAACTTTAGCCGCTTCACCAGAAGTGCAGAGGTCTGTTGATGAAACAAGAAATCAGCCGAAGCCGGCTGCTGTAACACCAGCTTCAGGCGAATCTGAAATGGCGCAAACATCTCAACAGTATCGAAGAAGAAGAGCAAGGGGCATACGCACAAGCTCGCAGGGAGTCACTGGTCGAGCAAGGGTTGAAAGAAAAACTTTATTAGGACAGTAGAATGGCAGATCCGTTAGCAGTTTTATTGATGAGACGATTTGATTCTCTGTACCAGCAGCGTCAGGTTTGGGAATCACATTGGCAAGAGATTGCTGATTTTGTTGTGCCTCGAAAAGCCGATGTCACCAAAAAGCGCACTGACGGAGATAAGCGCACAGAGTTGATTTTTGACAGCACAGCAATCCTGGCTTCTGAGTTGTTAGCTGCATCTTTGCACGGGATGTTAACAAATGCGTCTACCCGTTGGTTTTCATTGCGCTACAGAGATCGTAGTCTGATCAACAATGACGCGGCAAAAGAATGGCTTGAGTCTGTTGAAGATGATATGTACATGGCTTTTGCGCGGTCCAACTTCCAAGAACAGATACACGAGCTGTATCACGATTTGATTTGTTTCGGCACAGGCGTGATGTTTATTGAGTCTGATCCTGATCTCCAGGTCAACTTTCAGACCAGACATTGCCGTGAATCATTTTTGTCAGAGGATAACAAGGGTCGGGTTGATACTGTATACCGTGAGTTTCATCTTTCAGCTAGAGCTTTTATCATGCAGTTCGGCGCAGACAACGTAGATAGCTCGATTGTCAAAAAGGCTGAAACCAATCCATACGAAAAGATTCGTTGTATTCACGCAGTCTATCCACGGGATGAACGTGATCCTGTCAAGGTTGACAGCAAGAATAAACCCTTTGCATCTGTTTACATTGACCCGAAGAACAAAAAAATCTTATCGGAATCAGGTTTCGATGAGATGCCCTATGTCGCTCCTCGATATCTCAAGGCAAGTTTTGAGATTGGCTATGGGCGGTCGCCAGCAATGAGTTGCCTAAGCGACATCAAAATGATCAACAAGATGAGCGAGGTCACGATTAGGGCAGCGCAGAAACAGGTTGATCCTCCGCTTCTGGTTCCTGATGACGGGTTCATGTTGCCAATACGCACAGTCCCTGGCGGACTAAACTTCTATCGCAGTGGCACAAGAGATCGTATTGAGCCATTGAATATCGGAGCAAACAATCCGCTTGGGTTGAATATGGAAGAGCAACGAAGACAGGCGATTCGTTCTGCGTTCTATGTTGATCAGTTGATTATGGCGCAAGGCCCACAGATGACTGCAACAGAAGTCGTGCAAAGAACAGAGGAAAAGATGCGTTTGCTTGGCCCAGTTCTGGGTCGATTACAGGCTGAGTTACTACAACCGCTGATAAGTCGCGTCTACAACATCATGGTCAGGCAAAAAGCTTTTGCTCCTGCACCTGAATTTATGCAGGATCTTGATCTTGAGATCGAATATGTTTCGCCTCTTGCGAAGGCTCAGAAGTCTGGTGACGTACAATCTGCGCTTAGAATGCTTGAGTTGTTTGGCCCACTGGCACAGCTTGATCAGTCAGCACTTGATTATATTGATGTGGATGGTATGTCTAAGTACCTGTTGAGAATGCTTTCTGTACCAGCAACTACGGTACGCGGCGAAGAGCAAGTTGCACAAATTAGACAGCAGCGCGCAGAGCAACAGCAACAGATGGCAGAACAGCAAGAAGCGATTCAGGCTGCAGAAGCAGCAGGAGCAGCCGCACCGATGATAAGGGCAGCAAATAACCTATGAAGAAAGAGCGAGTAACACAGGATCAGTTTAAGAAGATTTGTGAACGCCTGATTGATGGGGAGTCATTGACGCGGATTTGCAAGTCTGACGAGTTCCCGCATTACAGAACAGTGCTGAGACACATCAATGACAATGAAAAGGCGCATGATGATTATCGTCGCGCACGAGCATTCCAGGCGGAAGTATTACGCGATGAAATCGTTGATATTGTGATTCAGCCTTTGCCAACAGACCCAAAGCTTGCGATGGCAGAAGTTCAGCGCAGACGATTAGAGGTCGAGCAGAAAGACAAGTATGTTAGACAACTTGCGCCCCTTGGTCTGCGTAACAGGCCAGAAGACCAGGGTGATAAAAAGTTCAACGGTACGATCACTTTGAAATGGGATGAATCGCCAGCATGAGAACTCCGAAAGAGTTGAGAGCAAGATATAAAGCCTTGTTTGAATCTGATGATGGCGAGGTTGTTCTTGATGACCTACGCAAACGATTTCATATTTTTGGTACAACATTTTCAACAGACTCGCATGAACAGGCGTACTGTGAGGGGCAGCGCACAGTCGTTCTATTCTTACAATCCATGCTGTCCGACAATGTGATAAAGGAACAAACTGATGAGTGAAGAACAGGTAGCTGAAGTCTCAGAAGTCCCAGAAGCTGTTGAGGTAGCTCAGTCTGATTGGCGCGATAGTATTCCAGAAGAAGTCAGGGGTCATCGTTCACTTGAACATATCAATGATATTGGTGCTTTAGCGAAAAGCTATGTCCATGCTCAATCGATGATTGGTGCTGACAAGATTGCTTTGCCTGGAAAGTCAGCAACTGATGATGACTATCGACAGATCTTCCAAAAGCTTGGGCTCCCAGAAACGAGTGAAGGGTATGAGATTACTCACAATATCCCAGAAGGCGAGCAGACAGACCAGGCCATGGTTGATTGGTTTGCATCAGCTGCACACCAGGCAGGGCTCACTCAACGCCAGGCGCAAGCATTAGCAAATCAATGGAATCAAAAAGCCATTGAGGGCGCTCAAGCAGATCAGGCTGACTATGAAGCTTACGTAAGCGAAGTCGAGCGCGAGCTTAGAAATGAGTACGGTCAGGCATACAACGATGCTTTGAACCTGGGTAACGATGTCATTGATCAGTTTGGCGATGCTGAGTTTCTTGAGCTTCCTTTGGCAGATGGCACATTGATGGGTGACAATCCACAGGTCATCAGACTCCTGGCAAATATCGGGTCGTATATTGCTGAGAAGGTTGGCGAGGACACAATCATTGGCGCCAAATCAACCAACGCCATGACACCCGCAGAGGTACAAGACAAACTACGAGAGCTTCAAGCAAAAGACAGTCCATACTTTGATGGTCGTCATGCACAGCATGATCATTATGTCAGAGAGGTCAATAGGTATATGGAAATGCTGTATCCAGATGAGACTCTCAATGGATGATCGTGAGTTTAAGCTTGCAGTTTTGCGTTTGACGTTAGAGAATGGAACAGGCGCTGTATTTCAGGATCGACTGAAAGCAGCGCAAGAGAATCTGGAGTGGTGCTTAGCTCCCCTTGATAAGCTTCGGCCCAAGGCAGCGTCACCACGAAAGAAAAAGAATCCAGGACAAGCGAAGGCCCCTGGCGCTAACAGTGTACTGTTTACAATTGAATAAATAATCGTCCTGTTTCACAGGGTAGCGAGAAGGCGTTTTTTCTAGCTAAGTGGAAGGGGACAGATATGTCTACACAAATTACAACTGCGTTTGTAAATCAGTTCTCCAGCAATGTCACTCTGCTCTCGCAGCAGCGTGGATCATTACTGCGTAGTGCAGTAAGCGAGGAGTCTGTTACAGGCGAAAAAGCTTTCTTTGATCAAATAGGTGCATCAGCAGCCATCAAGCGTACATCGCGTCATTCTGATACTCCGATTGTGGATACTCCGCATTCCAGACGAATGGTGACTATGGATTCGTATGAGTGGGCTGATCTGATTGATGATGCCGATAAAGTGCGTTTGTTGATTGATCCAACATCAGCTTATGCTCAGACTGCTGCAAATGCGATTGGTCGGGCAATGGACGATGCGATTATTTCAGCGGCTACCGGAGCAGCAAGCACAGGAAAAGCGGGTACTACCAGTACTTCACTGCCAACAACCCAGCAAATCTTTGCTGATGGTGATGTTGGTTCAGATGGCGGTGGTACAGATGCTGATTTAACAATTGCAAAATTGTTATCGGCAAAAGAGATTCTCGATAAGAACTCGGTTGATCCGTCAATCCCACGGTTTATCGTGGTCGGCCCTGCTCAAATCTCATCACTACTTTCAACGACTCAGGTAACATCGAGTGATTTCAATACTGTCAAAGCCTTAGCGCAGGGTCAGATTGATTCGTTCCTTGGTTTCCAGTTCATTGTGAGCAACCGATTATCACTCAACTCATCCAATAATGAGAGAACTTGCATTGCGTTTGCTTCTGATGGAATCAAGCTAGCAGTCGGAAAAGATGTGATGGCTCGGATTGAGGAACGTGCTGATAAGAGTTTCTCAACTCAGGTTTACTACTGTGCAACTTTCGGTGCGACCCGCATGGAAGAAGAGAAGGTAGTTTCAATCATCTGCGATGAAGACGCATAAGGAGATAAATAATGGCTAATGTAAATCAAACTCTCGCGTCAAACTTTGTTGCTGATCCACAGGTTATGTCGCCAGCGCATCAGTTGGCTGGCTCAATGCGTGTCGCTTGCGGTACGATTGCTCTAGCTTCTGGTGATCTAAGTGCTGGTGACACTGTAATGTTGGCCCCTGTGCCTACAAATGCAGCGGTGATCAGCATCAAGCTCTTCTGCGATGACTTAGACTCTGGGACAACCAACACCTGTGATGTTGGCTTGTATACCTCAGATGGCGAGGTTACAGCAAAAGATGACGATGCGTATGCAAGTGCGATTACTGATCTACGCGCTGCGATTACCGTTGGATTAGAGGTTGCGTTTGAGGCACGAGACATCAATAAGATGGGTCAACAGGTATGGCAGGATGCGGGTCTTTCAGCAGATCCAAACGAGCAATACTTCATTGGCTTGAAGTTTGATGCCGCTGGTGACACCGCAGGAGATCTCTCCTTCATCATCACCTACGTTGTAGACTAAGAGACAGGGGCAGTAATGCCCCTTTTCTGAGGAAAAACAATGGCTTCAGTCGTTGACATTTGTAACAGTGCCTTAAACCAGATTGGTGCATCCAACATAATCTCTTTGACTGAAGACAGTAAATCGGCTCGAATCCTGAACCAGCGTTATGACTTTGTGCGTGATGCTGTGTTCAGAGCGCATCCTTGGAACCCTTTGATTACCAGAGTTGTATTAGCTCCTGATGCAACGGCTCCAGCTTTTGAGTTTACGAATCAGTTTACTTTACCAACAGATCCATTCTGTCTGCGAGTTTTGAGTTTTGACTTTCACGATATTGTTTATCGGGTAGAAGGCAGAAAGATCTTGTGTAGCGAAGACACAATTAATCTGTTATATGTCGGAAGAATCACTGATCCGAATCAATATGATACGCTTTTGATCGAGACTATTGCAGCGGCACTTGCTGCTGACATTGCATATCCGCTTGTCGGAAGTAATACGCTTGCACAACAGTTTCGTATTATTTATGAAGAAAAACTCAGAGAAGCGCGGTTTGTTGATGCAACCGAAGGAACGCCAGCCAGTATAACCAGTGTCACGGATAGTGGTAGCATTGAGGCAGATACGTTTATCAGATCGAGGTTCTGATGGCGAAAGCAAGTCCAACCTTTTCAAACTTTACCGCTGGCGAACTATCGCCAAAGCTTGATGGGCGCACCGAACTTTCAAAGTATTTTAACGGAGCGAAGCAACTTCAAAACTTTCTCGTTGTACCACAAGGCGGCGCAACACGAAGACCAGGCACTCAATTTATTGCTGAAACAAAAACTAGTGCAAATGCTTCTAGGCTAATTGCCTTTGAGTTTAATGTGACTCAAGCTTACATCCTGGAGTTTGGAAACAATTATTTTCGTATATTCAAGGATGGTGGACAGGTTGTTGATGGCAGCAGTAATCCTATCGAGGTAACGACCACATACACATCTGCTCAACTATCAGGCTTAAAGTTTGCTCAGTCTGCTGATGTGATGTTCATAGTTCACCCGGATCATAAACCAAGACAAATCACTCGGACAGATCACGATGCATGGACGATCACGGATGTTGCATTCCGCAGGGGTCCAATGCTAGATGCACAGCTTGACGGAACGACATTAACTGCTAATGGAAGAACTGGGACAGGGGTAACTATTTCAGCAAGCGCCAATACTTTTGCCTCCACAGATG